GAGAACTCTTTAGCTTTTATTTTTTTTGGATCCAACTGAACCCCCGTTTAGTAGTTTTGTTCTATAAGATGCATTTGGTATTTTTAATTTTTTAGCTTGATGGTCAATGTAATCGCTTAGTATCTTTGATATCATTCCACCGGGAGCTCTAAATTTATCTTTACAAAGACCTTTTAATAACAAGTAGTCTTCTTTTTTAATAGCTACTGACTTCCATTTATTTATGTCCATCTTTAACCTCCATGTCTTTTGTTAATATTAATGGTTCTTCAGAGACTGTAATGCCACAGATCTCTCTCAATCTTTTATTTTCTTCTTTAAGTTTTTTTATGTTTTCGCCAAGCCTATCAAGGTTAGCAAAAAGTTTTTTAGTTGCTTCATCAAGTTTACCTAAAGCATCTAAGTTACCTTCTGGTTGTTCTCCTATAGGTGGTTCTATTTTATTTGTCATTTTTATCCTCCGGTGTTGGTTCTTGTAAGCGACACTCTAATTCATCTTCGACTAAAATTGTCGCAATTGTTTTATTAAATGGATAATGTTTTCTACCTATACCATCAACAAAATGTGTTGCAGATATAGCATCTATGTACATATCCATGTGTAAAGAATCTTCCATTGGACTACCATCAAAATCATTAGATGGAATGAGTGATAATTGTTCGTCTACCTGACTCATGATATTATCTAACACAAGACTTTTACTTTTTTGTTTTTTCATTAAATCTTAAATATATGGGATAGTTGTAAAAGTCAAACAAAATATGAAGTATTTATTAACAATATCCTTATGTTCTATGATGGATAGTGTGTGTCTAAAACCACACACTTTTCCAGATGTTTTTAATGACATTTATTCCTGTCAAATGATGGGCTATAACAAAGCCATTGATAAAATTGAAGAAATAGGTATTGATAAAGTAAATGAATTTAAAATTTACACAACTTTTTCGTGTAAACCATTTAACACTATATGATTTTAAAATATATCTTAATAGGTAGTTTCTGTTGGAATTTTCATGATACTGGCACACAGTGCACACAATGGTTAACAAATGATCTCTCTGATGCTCTGGTATGTAAAAATAAAGCATTAGAGGTGGGTAGAGCTAATAAAGCTAAAATTGAAGAATTAGGTGGCTTTATGGATTTATTTGAAGTGCATTGTATGGCCATTGATGAGACTGGCTATAATGTTGACGAATCATTCAGAATATCTTATAATATCTTATGACGGCTTATCGTATAAGAGCTTGTATGGGAGGACAGCATGTAGACACTATAGTCGAGGCTGATACAAGTACTGCTGCGATTTTAAAGGTGTCAGATAAAGTGGACCAAGGAGAAGTTAAAGTAACTGAAAATGGTTTTAACTTTAATAAACGGGTTCACATAACTTATGAGGAACTAAAATGAGTCCTGAAAAAATAAAGTTGTTAAAAGAATTAAAACAACTTGAAAATAAGTGGTCAACTGATTTTTTAGATCATGGTCTATGCACAGTTGAGATGCTTAAAACAGAAAGAGATATTAGATCCAAAAGAAATGCGATCAAATATCAAGATGTGCAAGAAAACTTAGCTATAGCTGGCTAACTTTTCTTAATTTTTAAAAAAGGAAACTTTTTACTTAGGGTATCTTTCGGCTTTTTAAACTCGTAGTGATTTATAATTTTTAATAACTTTTCTCTTTTTGATACAGCATAAGGTAAAAATAGTTTTGCTAACTGTAAAGCTTTTTGATGAGAACATCTCCATCTCCATTGATCTTTCTTACCCATAGATCCTTTACTAACACCTTTAAAATAAATCGAACCAACTCCAACAATATCATAAAAATTTTTAATACAATCTAAATCAGTCATCGCTATCTCCATAGCAATATTCCATTTTAAATATGTTTTTTTGTTTTGACTCTTACGTTGATACTGAGCATAGTTAACATTACCTTCACCATCAAATAGTCCTGCTGCATATCCAATTAAATCTTTGTTGTTATTAGGAAGATTTTTTTTATTTAGCATCACCCCAACTTTCTCCAAGGCCATAATCAACTACACTAGGCACTTTAAACTCAATTGAATTTTGCATAATCTTTTGTATTTGTTTTGCATGTTTTTCATCCTTAACATTGAAACATAACTCATCATGTATTTGCAGCATGGGTAAATGACCTGCATCGTAACAATCAAGCATTGCCTGTTTAGTTTGATCTGCCGAAGATCCTTGTATTAATCTATTTAAAGCTTTGTAAGTAAATGCTCTTTTAATATTATCTTTACCATATTTGGCCACAGCATCCTCATATTTTTCTGCTACATGTAAACCAAAGTCTCTTGTCTCCCACATATCAAATCTACATTTTCTACCTTTTTTAGTTCTTATTACACCTTTTTCATCAGCTGCATATTTACATCTATCTGATAATTTTTTTACAAAAGGAACCTTTTTGTTATATTTAATAATTAATTCATTCGCTTCATCTTTTGAAACACCTAATGATATAGCTAGTTTTTGTTTCCCCATACCATACATCAAACCCAATCCTATTGTTTTAGCTTGTGTTCTTTCAATACCTACTAAGTCAGCAACTGTTTGGTGAAAGTCTGCCTGACTATTTTGATAGGCTTGAACAAGTTCATTAGAACCCTCATAACCCTCTCCTATTGAGGCTGCATAGTGCACTGTCATACGAGGTTCTTGTTGAGAGTAATCAAAACTACCCCACTTATAACCTTCCTCAGGTATGAATAGACTTCTTATTTTGGGACCAAAGTCTTTATTTCTTGCAGGGACTTGTTGTAAATTAGGATTAGACATTGACAATCTTCCAGACACAGTTCCACCATTATCCCCCCTTAGTTGATTTATTTCTCCATGTATTCTGCCGTTGACCTGGTATTTCATAATAGAGGATAGAAAAGTTCCATGAAATTTATTTATCTCTCTTGCACTTACAATAAGTTGTGCTATTTTGTTTTTATTATTAATCAACCAATTTTGGGTAAAGGAAGGTTCTTTTGTTTTTTCGGTACGTGGGTAATCTAGCTTCAATTTGTCAAAAGCTTTGGCAATCTGGCGTGATGCCCAGATGTCTACTTCTATTCCTGATTCTTTTTTTATGGCCTGTAGTAGTTCTTGTTCTTGGTTCTTCATTTCTTTTTGTAATGCTTCAGCTTTTTCCACTTGTACTCTCACACCTCGCTGACGCATCTTTATTAATATCGGAAGCAGTTGCTGCTCCATCTCCCAAACAGTAGTCAAACTTTGTGTTGCAATTTCTTGTTTAAATCTTTGCCAAAGTTTTAGTGTCAACTCCGCATCTTGTTCTGCATAGTATCCAACATGTTCTGCTGGTAACTTCCACATCTCAGCTTTAGGATCTATACCGTGAGCGGCTGCAGCTTCTCTAAGTTCTGTCTCTGCTTTTATTTCATTTAAGTAATCTACTGATAAAGCATTCAAAGAATATGAAAACCTGTTCTCATCTATTAATGCTGCTGCTATCATTGTATCTACAATAGGTCCGTGGACCGAGATACCAGATGCTTCTAACCAACCTACATCATACTGTGCATTATGAAATATTTTAGTGCATGGAAGAGCACATATGTCTTTCATATATTTTTTTACTTGTTCAGGAATCATGTTACCACCACCAAGATGGCCAAATGGAAAATAACCTTTCCAACCTTCAACAGCCACTGCGAAACCAACTATCTCCCCTTTACCTAAAGCCCAACCTGCTCCAAGTTTTTCATTAATACCATCATCTCTAGTTTCAAGGTCAATTGCTATTTCTTTACATTGAGATAGATCTTTATATTCTATAGGTGTATTCCACATAGATTTTTTAAAAGTTAAAGTTAATTGTAATCCATTACTCATTAATTATCCATTTGCTTTTGAGTTATCATAAGAAAAATTACCTGAAATAGTTATTCTGTAATCATCACTTGAGTAGAATGGATATACGATATGATTTAGATGAGCCCTAAACAGTAATCCTTTCTTTTCCCAAGTTTCATCAGCGGGCACAGTTATTTTTTCAATATGGCTTTGTTGACTCTCCCCTAAAAAACAAAACTGCAGGTGCCCTGCTAAATTACTTTTTGAATTTATTCCTGGAGATTTTTGTAATTCATCTTTAATCAAATATGGTATTTTCATAAATAAAATAAAACTAAAAACACCATCATGGTCATGTATAGGATTAAACTCATATTTTTTTTGAAAGTTAACCCACAAAGATGCTAGTGTTAAGCCTTGATCATAAGGATGAAAAATTTTATTTTTGAAGGTTTGTGTAAATTTACTATTTTCAATTTGATAAATTAAAAACTTTTCAATTAAATGTTTGTGTTCATAAATACTATATTCTTCCGCAATGTTACCAACTAGATTTTTATTGTAAGGATTGGTTTTGTTTTTTATACAATTATTTAAATTGTTATAGATATCATCTGGTAAAGTAAAACCGTGTATCATTAATTGTTATCCATTTGTATTATAGTTCTCATTACTGTTGTTGCTGGATTGAGGTCTAAATCTTTTACGCAACCTGATAAAGATGTCAACATAACAAGAACCACAATAATAAATTTCGTTTTCAATAATAACTGCATCGTTGTTACATTCTGAACATTTATGTTTTTTTGTTATCATTTTCTGTAAGGTGCTGTATTTCTAAATCACAGTAATGTTTTATTTTTTTAATGTCTTCAATTGATTTACCTTTTAATAAATATCTACATACATACTTTACTACGTTTGCTTGAAAAGGATTGAGTCCATTTTTTCTTATAAATGTCCAAGGTTGAATAATAAATTTCTTATAATGTGAGCCTCCTACCTGGACACCGTCTGGAAAAGTTTCGTCAAACATGTTTTTATTTGTCATTTTTCTCCTGCACATAAATTAAATAATCTTGTCCAATAGGATAATTAAACTTATAACTAGATCTCAGCAAATGTAAAGTTTTTCTTGCTCTAGTTGCACCGGTATACCAAACCTTTCTTTCATCACTTTTATCACTTTTATTTTTGTTTTCATAATCTGATGGGTAATTACCTTTACCATACAACACTACATGATTCGCTTCTCCACCCTTAACTGAGTGTATTGTATCTATAGTTATAAGAGGATCTTTATCTAATTCTTTTTGACCATATCTTCTAAGCAATCTTATAAAGTGCCTTACTTGTCTAGGTTTAAAATTTCTTCTTAATATCCAAAACCAAGGTTTAGTTTTTTGGCTATCCTCTAAAGTAAGACCACACCACTCTTTTAAATCTTGAAAATTGTATTCTTTAAAATCAGGTTGTGCTCTCCAAAATTTATCTAATCTATAAGCTGGATCTTCTAATTCTCTTAAATGCTTGTACATGTTACGAGCTGCTTTCTTATCTATTTTTTTACCTTTAGTAATAGCAGTCCATGCTTTAATTGACTCCCATTGTTTTTGATCAAAACATTTAGTGCCTTTATTATCTTTGTAGTATAAACCTGCATCTTTAGCTAACATTCTAAGTTCATTAACAGTTTCATTTATACGTCCTAGGATATACCAATCTTCTTTAAATTTTTCGAAGGGTATTTCTTTGAATGATAAATAAGCTTTTACATATCCATCATTACCTCCTGGTAAATATTCTTTCTCTTCACTATCATTGATACCTCGTCTAATTATTTGTGAAAAACTATGTATGGCCTCTCCAAATCTTCTTGTTTTTCTTAGTTTTACTTTTCTACCTGGAAAAAATTTTGTAAAATATTTTGGATCAGCACCGTTCCATTTGTATATCGCTTGATCATCATCTCCTGCTAAATAAATCCTTTTTACTTTAGGTGCCATCTTATAAATAACAGACCATTGTAGAGGTGTACAATCTTGTGCTTCATCTAATATTAAAACTTTTAGTGATGGGAATGTTACTTCTTTAATAGCTCTTTCTATCATGTCATCGAAATCAATGAATGATCTTTCTCCACCACCGGTCTTATAATGTTCGTAAGTACTTATCTTTCTTAAAAATACAGTGAGTGAATCTCTCTTATAGCTTTCTTGTTTGTATGCCTCCTCTGGACTTATTAACAAATTTCTAGCTTTACTATAAACACCAAGAGACCAATCTTTATACATAAAATTATCATCTGCTAATCTCTTGTCACTTCTTTTAATTACTTTTGTTTGTAATGCAAAATCAATTGTGCAATCCTTAGGATCAAATACTTCTTCAGGAAAATATCTTCTACAATATGTATGTAAAGTTTTAAATCTAGAAAAGTCATCAGTGTTGTATTGAGGGAAAGATTCTAATGCTCTTGATACTGCAGTGTTGACTGCTTTGTTTGTAAAAGATAAATATGCAATCTCGTTTGGCCTTATACCCTTTCTTAAATAACCTTTTAAAACTTTTTCAATCAACGTATAAGTTTTACCTGTACCAGGCGGACCAAAGATTTTTATTGTTTTGTGATAAAGCTCCTTTAGTATTTTAAGTTCTAAACTTTCCTGTGTGGAATTCGTCATCCATCTCCGATACTGTTTTCTTACTTACTTTTTTTTCTGTTTTCTTATAATCTACAAACTTAGGCATTTCTACTGACCATACATTTTTAACACCTTCATGGTAATCAATTCTTTCACAACCTAATAAATGCATTGCCTCAGAGGCACTTTTAAATGTTTTATCATTACCTAAAAATTTTTCAAAAGTAATTTTTTTAAAATAACATACATTTGTTTTGGAATCTAACACTACATAGTTGTCTTGTAATTTTTCAAAATCGTCCTCTTCAATATGGCTTTCAAAAAACTTTTTAAGAAAGTTATATTTTTCTTCTCCAAGTGTATCTTCAAACTTCATCTTTTCATTTTCTACTGCTTGCCTTACTATAGTTGACATAAGCATTTCAAATGGTGATGGACCTGTACGAGGCCTTGGTAAAGTTATCCAATATATACCGTATCTTAATAGTTTGACTCTAAAAGATTTTTCATCTTTCATATCCTCTGGCCCTATTAAAATTTTCTCTCCTTGAAACTTAAATGAATATTCTATTGATTTAGTGCTTCTAATAAATTCTATCTCCTCAAAGTCGTCAATTAAATCTGGTACTTGTGAACCTATACCTAGCTTTCTAAATTTACATTTGTCCTTATCACACAGGGGTGTGTTGCATCTTAGGTTGTAATTTTTTTTACTTACAGAATTTGCAACAGTATTAATTACTTCTTTTTCATCTAATGGTGTTGTAAAAACTTCTTTGTTTCTATCGAGAAGAATATTAGTTATTTCTTTTTTAGAAAGATTACCATCAGCTTTTCTCATCTCTAAAACGCCTATGTTAAATAATAAATCATTTCTATGATTACCAGACCATTTCTCACTTATCATTTTTTGACAACAAGGTGGATATTGTTTCCAATCGCTTTCTGGTTCGTATTCTTTAACTTTTATTTTATTTAATTGATCTAATGATAAAGTTTTTTTCTTTACTAAATCTAAAAAAGTACCAATCATTACAGGTGTGTTTTCGTTTGTGTATGCAAATTCTGTAGTAGCGTTCATATTAAAATAAGGCATGTTCAAGCATTTATTCATAGGAAAAATTTCTTGCGCTTGAAAAAAGTCATTATTCCATTGATGTAATTTTTTTAAAACTTCTTTAACTGGATACCAGTCATCTAAAAATAAAAATAAATGTAATCCTCCAGATTTAGATCTAGTTGGTATTAATGGTAAATTAAATTCTTTTATTATATCTACAATTTTCTTTTGATTGTAATTTTTATAATTATGTGGATCGACATCTATGCAACCCCATTTACATAAATTATCTTTTTCGGGTTTAATACCTATTCTTTTCTTACCCTCTAAATGTTCCTTCCAGATTTCAATAGTAACTGGTTCGTGGACCGTGATCGTTTGACCTACAGTCTTGCCCCGTTCATCTACCTCTCCAGTTAGAGAGGTAGTGATGAACATC